AAAAGGCAAGAGAGCAATATAGTAAAGTTAGATTAGAAAGATATAATTATTATACTGGTAAAGCAACAGCAGAGGTATATGCAGAAGAACCATTCCCATATAAGGTTCGTGAGAAAGATGCAATCCAAAGACATTTAGAAGCAGATGATAAAATGAATAAAATTGACATGAAGATTAAATATTATGATGTAATGCTCAAGTTCCTTGAAGAAATTATAAGAGCTATATCGAATAGAACATATCAAATCAAGAATGCAATTGAATGGAATAAGTTTCAAGCAGGGTTTGGATAATATAAATACCTGAGTAGAATTAATAATACCATGAAACCTACACCAAGAGAAGCAAAACTAATTCACGAGAAGTATGATAAAGTCGTGAAACATTTAATTGATGAGAAATATGCTGTTGATAAAGATGCAGCAGATAAAATTATCTCAGGTATGAGTCAAGACTGGTACGATACTATCGCAGAATAATGAAAACTTTTAAACAATTTCAAGAAGGAGCAGTTGCGAATGTTGCTAGACTTGCAGGGACAGCAGCTATAGGTCTAATGGGTTTAGATGCCATTAGAAAAATGGGTAAAAACAAGAAGAAGATGGAGAAAGGTGGAGAATTTAGAAAAGGTAGTACGATGGACAATATACAGAAGAAAAATAAGATGCTAAATGATTTAAATACTGGAAATTATTAATGAAACACATTATTAATCGTGCTGACATTATCGGTGGTCTAAAGTCAGTAGAACTAGCAAAGAAAAACCCTCAGTATTATCAACCAGGTGTGGGTGTAACTAAAGACTTTAAGTTAAAGAAATGAAAACTTACAAAGAATTTATTACTGAACTGAACAAGTTTGAGAGATTTTTACTCAAACAAGGGGTTAAGGCGATAAAAAAACTTAATCCAAGACAATCATTAAAGTCAATTAAAAAAAGTGCACTTCGCACTACTAAAAATTTAAGAAGTGATGTTGATAATCCATTTGTATCACCTCGCAGAGAAGCAGAAAATTTGGTGAAGCAATTTCAGAGAACAGTGCCTGGTCAAAAGGGTGTAAATATAATGAAACTTAAAGATAAAACTGGTAAACCAAAATATGTTGATTATGATCCTACTAGAGTAAGGCAAGGTGATAGTCCACAAGCAAAAGTTACTGGTGCAGCACAATCAATGAGAGGAATGAGTAAAAAATCTGTCAGAGAAATGGATAAAGAAATAAAAGATATGGCAAAAGCGTACGGAATTGAGGATGAAGCCAAAAATGCAAGAAGTATATTAAAGAATACAGGTGATCAACATAGTGCAATATATAAAGCACCTCAATATAGAGTTAATCCTACAGATAAAAAGATTGATTCTGTATATCCTAAAAATAAATTAGGTGCACCAACCACAACTAATTTACCTAAAGGTGCAGTGCCTGATGCAGAAAAGAAACTAAACGCAAAGAGTAAAATTAAAAAATTTATTCGTAAAAAGAAAAAGTAGGTTTATAAAACATAACTATATAATTCTATATGGTATAGGATTATGACAAGTTTGATTATATCAAAGAAGAATGAAGTTCATCTTCATATTGAATCTGATATACATGTATACTATGAATTGGCAGACTACTTCACCTTTGAGGTACCTGGTGCAAAGTTTATGCCAACTTATAAAAGTAAGTATTGGGACGGAAAGATAAGGTTATTTAATATTCAGAATGGACAGATATATGTTGGGTTATTAGATAAGATAATACAATTTTGCAAAGATCATGAATATACATACGAATTTAAGAAAAATGAATACTATGGTCTTCCATTTGAGATAAATCCAAATATCTCAAAAGAAGGTGTCAAAGATTATGTGACATCAATATCCAAATATAAACCTAGAGACTATCAGGTTGATGGAATATATGATGCCTTAAAATATAATCGTAAACTATTGATATCTCCAACTGCTTCAGGAAAGTCACTGATGATATATGGGATTGTGCGATATTTTGTTGAAAGAAAGCAAAATACTCTGATTGTTGTTCCAACGACATCCCTTGTAGAACAGATGTATAAAGACTTCGAGGACTATGGATGGGATGTAGGTTCATATTGTCATAAAATATATGCTGGTAAAGAAAGAGTTACAGATGCACAGGTTATCATTACCACTTGGCAATCTATCTATAAACTTCCTCGAAAGTATTTTGACAGATTCTCTGTTGTTGTAGGAGATGAAGCACATCAATTCAAGTCCAAGTCACTCATATCAATTATGACAAAACTTGGAAATGCGAAGTATCGTTATGGATTTACAGGTACTCTTGATGGAACACAGACACATAAGTGGGTACTAGAAGGTTTGTTTGGTCCGTCCTATAAAATTATTAAGACTGACGAACTTATGAAGAAGGGTCATGTTGCGACGTTGGATATTAACGTGCTTCTATTGAAACACCCACCAAATAAATTTGAGACATTTGAGGATGAGATACAATATATTATTACTCATAATCGAAGAAACAACTTTATAAGAAATCTAGCATTAGATCTAAAAGGCAACACTCTAATATTATTTGCAAGAGTTGAAGGTCACGGAGAACCTTTATTCAATCTGATAAATAATAATAGTATCATTAGTCGTCATGTGTTTTTTGTTCATGGTGGTGTTGCCACGGAGGACAGGGAGAGAGTCAGAGAGATCACTGAAAGTGAGAATAATGCGATTATCGTTGCATCCTATGGGACGTTTTCCACTGGTATCAACATCAAGAACTTACATAATATAATTTTCGCATCTCCTTCTAAATCTCGAATTAGGAATCTCCAATCAATAGGTCGGGTGCTTCGTAAGGGAAGTAACAAAACAAAAGCAACACTTTATGATATTGCAGATGATATTAGTTACAAATCAAGAAGAAACTACACACTCAATCACCTAATTGAAAGAATAAAAGTATATAATGAAGAAAACTTTAATTATGATATTGTAAATATACCACTCAAAAAATAATGGGAGACGAGTTTCACGCAGTATTAAAATTAGTCACAGGTGAAGAAATCTTTGCCTTAGTTTCCGTCGATGAGAATGACGGAGACCCAATCATTATGCTTTCTAATCCTGTGATTATGAAGATGTTACATTCTCCTGCAGGGCAGTATGTTAAAGTTCGCCCTTGGTTAGAACTTCCTACTGAAGATCTTTTTCTAATGAAGTATGATAAGATAGTAACAATGTCAGAAGTATCTGACGAACATATGATTACTTTTTACAATAAGTATTTAAATGAAGATGATATTGATATTGAATTAGACGGTAAAGTATCTCTAAACACAAAAATGGGATTATTAACTACAGTTGAAGATGCTCGCCAAAATCTTGAAAAGATATTTAAGCTTAATAAAGATAAGCCTAATTAACCTTTCAACCCTTACAGTGTTGATTGTAACTGTTTTTAAGGGTATTGTCAAGTCTTCTAAAAAATGTTATAATATCATTATATTAAGTCAAGTATATGGCAAAGAAAAAGTCAGAACATTATGTTAACAATAAACAGTTACTAGAGGCATTGATTGTCTATAGAGGAAAGGTAGCAGCAGCTGCAGAAGAGGGAAAACCAAAACCAAGAATTACAAATTATCTTGGAGAGTGTTTTCTTAAGATAGCAACGCATTTGTCATATAAACCAAACTTTGTTAATTATATGTTCAGAGATGATATGATATCGGATGGAATTGAGAACTGTGTACAGTACATTCATAATTTCGACCCTGAGAAGTCTCGTAATCCTTTTGCATACTTTACCCAGATTATACACTATGCCTTTCTGAGACGCATACAGAAGGAGAAGAAGCAATTAGAGATTAAAACAAAGATAATTGAGAAGAGTGGATTTGATGAAGTGATGACTGTAGATGATGGTGCATTAGCAGGTAGTAGTTCAGATTATAATACAATCAAAGATAATATCCAATATAAGTCTTCCAATAGATGAACATCGTAATTATTACCGATCAGCATTTCGGTGCCAGAAAAGGTGCTGCATATATTCATAATTACTTTAAGAAGTTTTATGATGATATTTTCTTTCCATATCTAAAAGAAAATAAAATTGACACTGTAGTAGATATGGGCGATACTTTTGATAATCGTCGTAATATTGACCTAGCATCTCTTGAATGGTCAAAGAAAGTCTATTATGATAGATTGCAAGAGATGGGTATTAAAGTTCACACAATTGTGGGCAATCATACCGCATATTATAAAGATACAAACGAAATTAATACGGTAGACCTTTTATTAAAGGAATATGATAATGTAGAAGTATATTCAGAACCAACTGAGATTATGATTGGTGGGTTAAACATATTGATGCTTCCTTGGATAAACGAAGAGAATCGTTCACAAACTATGGAGATGATTAAAAAATCAACCTCTAAAGTTGTGATGGGTCATTTAGAATTGAATGGTTTTGTAGCAACTCGTGGACATACTATGGAAAATGGTATGGATACAAAAGTATTTGATAAGTTTGATCGTGTATATTCTGGACACTATCACACAAGATCAAATAATGGAAAGATATATTATCTTGGTAATCCATATGAGATGTTTTGGAATGATGTAAATGATCCAAGAGGATTTAATTTATTTGATACTAAAACACTGAAGCATACTCCAGTTAATAATCCATATCGTTTATTTTACAATATCTACTATGAAGATACAAATTATAAGTTATTCGATAGTCGAGAGTATAAGAATAAGATAGTTAAAGTTATAGTTAAACGGAAAACCGATCAAAAGCAGTTTGAGAAATTTATAGATAAATTATACAACTCTGGTATTCAAGACCTTAAAATTATTGAGAACTATATTTTTCAAGAGAGTGAGGACTTTGAGGTAGAGGAAACTGAAAATACCATTGGCATATTGAATCGTTATATTGATGAATCTGAATTTGAGGGAGATAAAACTCTAATTAAAGACATTCTACAGAAAATATATGCGGAAGCTTGCGAGGTAGACTAATGTATCTTCTTACGTTAAATCAAAGACAAGACAATGGTGCTTATGCTGTACTGAATCGGTACGGTGAAAAAGTTCTCTTTATGTTTGAGGAGGAGGATGATGCGGAAAGATATGCTATGATGTTAGATGATACTGAAGACAGTAAGATGAAAGTTATAGAAATTGACGATGCACTTGCCATAATGACATGTAAGAGGTATAATTATAAGTATGCAGTGATTACCCCTAACGATATCGTGATTCCACCAAAGAATGATAACATTTCAAAAGATTAGATGGAAGAATTTTCTCTCAACAGGAGATCATTTTTCAGAAATTGACTTTACTAAAAACGGAACAAATCTTATTGTAGGAACAAATGGCACAGGTAAATCAACTGTGTTAGATGCTCTTACTTTTAGTTTATTCAATAAACCATTTCGTAAGATAAACAAGTCTCAACTTATTAATGCTACAAATGAGAAAGATTGTTTAGTCGAAGTAGAATTTAATATTAATGGAAAACAATACTTAGTTAGAAGGTCAATTAAACCAAATCTATTTGAGATAGAAGTAGATGGTCAGAAGATGCACAAACAAGCAGATGATCGTGCAATGCAAAAGATATTAGAAGAAAATATATTAAAGGTAAACTATAAATCATTTACACAAATTGTAATACTGGGTAGCAGTGCATTTGTACCTTTTATGCAACTATCAGGTTCTAATCGTAGAGAAGTGATTGAAGACTTATTAGATATTCGTATCTTTTCAGCAATGAATTCAATTATTAAAGATAAGATAAGAAAGCAGAAAGATGAGATACAGGTATTAGATCTTAAAAAGGATAATATAAAAGATAAATTAGAAATGCAGGAAAAATTTATTGAGGAGTTAGATAATCGTGGTAAAGAAAGAATAAAAGGTAAAAAGATAAAAATTGATACTTTGATTAATGAGACAGATAAGTATGTTAGCACTAATGAAGAGTTAGAAATAGAGGTCACTGGTCTTATAGAGGATCAGGAAAAGGTAACTGGATCAAGTAAAAAATTACGGTCTCTTAACAATCTAAAAGGTAAATTATCCAATAAAGTAGCAACTATTACTAAGGAACATAAGTTCTTTACAGATAATGTAACAT